TTTTTTTTGAGGGCTTGTCCCATTGATCTGGGACAAGTCAGCCAGTTCTTACACTGGTTTCCGCCTACCACGGACCCTTGTGGCTATGCCACTTCGAGGTTACCTTAAGACAATAGTCGATAGGATATAGTAACCTCAGGTACCGGTTGAATTGGACACAAAAATCAACCACTACGCTGGAGAAACCAGATAATTCTGGTAGAGCGGAGCCAAACAGACTCTCTCTCAATCTACAAGGACGATGAGTTCGGAAAATTTACGCGAAAATTACTGATTAAGGTCAGTTACCGCGAAAATTACTGACTATGTCAGTTACTTTCCGCTACCGAAGTTCCTCATCCCACCAAATCGAAATCCACACAAGAAAGAGTGTGGTTATTTCCTCAATTAAGATCCAATGATTATCTACTCCCTGTGAAATATAAACAGGAAGTAAATTAATTATTAAGGATCTTAACCGAAGGGAATCTTTTCCATTCCAATTGTTCTTCATTATCAGTAGTTTCCCGGGTCAGGGTCTCTAGGATCTTGTCGTTTAAAACGATGATCTCCTTAGAGGAATCCGGACTAAGTCAGGGTCTTTAAGGTCTTGTCACATAAAGCGACAGTCTCTTTAAAGGAACCCAGACTATCGGGAGACTCAGATAATGAGTAACAATTGGGTTGGAAAACCTTCAGTTTGATGGTACCATAGAGATTGAGAGGGAGAATGTGGTTATTTTCCTTTTGGTAAGAATCCAATGACTATCTACTCCTTGTGAAATGCCAAATCTCGCAAAAAAAGTAGATTATCTACTCCTTGTGAAGTGACCAAATTTCACAAGAGGTAGATTAGACATTACAAGGATTCTAACCAAAGAGAAATCCAATCCCAATCACTCTCATTACTAAAAGTTTCCTGAGTCAGAGCTTCTAAGATCTTGTCGTATGAAGCGACAATTTCATTAGAGAAGTCCGGACTATCAGGAAGTTCAGGTAATGAATAGTAATTAGGTTGGAGAACCTTTCCAAGACTTTTCTCAAAGAGGTCCGAATCAAAAGACTTGACATTATAGTCCTTAACCACCTTTAACAGGTAATCAGGACGTACATCAAGTTCTATGATCGGAGTGAGGAATTTAGTCGCAACTGCGCTTGCAGACTTGATTCCTCTAACCGCTTCTAGAAAGGATGAACGGAAAGATTCATAACCATATTCTTGGTTAGAATCTAGAAAATTTCGAAAAAAGACTTTATCAATTGCTTGTTGAATCTCTTTTCGGATCTTCACATCATTAAAAGGGACTTGAAGGACCCTTAAAAATGAAAGAGAAGGTAAATCTTCTATTTTCTGACCCAAGAATAGATTCCTTAATTCAGGATTGGAGAACAATCTCTTCCGAACCCGTTCTAAGTGAGGAACACCAATGAAATCTTCATGGTATTCTTCTACTTTAACAGGCTCGTTAAAGAGTTCATCCATTTTCTGAATGGAATCCTGGTTCAAGCTCTGATTTGAGAGATAAGGGATTGAAATACAGTCCTTCTCGGGTTCAATCTTTCGGAAGAGATCATGAAGGTAGACAAGAATTTCGGTACGTAAAGACCGAACATCTTGTCCCCTCAGACCCCATCCGAGAGAGAGTCCTCCGTGACTGACGGGAACTCCAATACTTCGGACAGTTCGACTTAATTTAGACCGGTTTACGGTCTTAAAAAGAAGTTGAACCTCCTCCGAAGGGGTTTCCTTCATCATTACTTCCAAATCTCTCAAACATTCTCCTAAAATCTCAGAACGACGATCAAGAACCCTCTGTTTTCCTGAATCAAGGACGGAACTCTTATGAATTAATTGAGAGTTAACAGTCCCATAATCAGGATGAACATAGTTTTTCCCAAGCGAAAGGGAGAGTCCGTATGAACGGACCTTCTCTTTCCACTGAGGATAAACTGACCGTGGTGCACGCATAAGGATGTCATCTCCATTTATCAAGTATTGATAGGAGGAGAGTCCAACCGAACGTGCCGTACAGTCGTTCAATAAACAGAGAAGTGGAAATGAAAGAAGAGATCCCATCAACTGGCCTGATTCCTGAAGAACCGGAGTTAAACCCGAATCTTTAGGATAGACCAGTAAATGAGGGGAAATCTCTTTCATTGCCCACCTTTTAGTAGGTTCATGATCTATGGACTCAAGAATTCCTTCTAATAAAGCTTTTGAAGCTTCAATAGGAATGGAATCTGTTGCTGCGGTATAATCCCCTGAGATCCAGACATCGTCGGGTTTTCCCTGATGGAAAATTCTCTCGATGGCAGGTTCAAGGTTATTAGTACCATGAGTAAGGCAGAATTGTCGCTCTTCTCCCAAGGCAAGCCACATGGCCCGCTGAAGGGGTTTTAGAGCAAAGCAATCTGCTATACCAGCCGTAATCGTCCTTACCTTGAGTGGTTCCACAATGGGTTCCACCCGAACAGGTAAAGGATACGGTGGCGGAAAAGCGTCAAATTCCAGACAATAGGAATTCGATCGGATCTCTGGAGAGGAGTCAAAACCAAGTGAGGTGGGAAGAAAAGGATTTATTTCCTTCTCAAAAAATTCCCTCCCCATTTGGGACTCAGGACTCTCCACATGAGATCGGATCGTTTGAGTCCAGGTTCGTCTTATGTTATCATGAAAGGCAAGACGTTCATGGTAGACCCGAGGAATCTCCTGGAACCGGTCTTTAACTGGTTCCCAGAGTTCCTGTCGAAGTTTTCCATCCGAGGTGGTTGGCTGAAAAGCCGTCCGTCTCTGATAGAATTGCTTTGAGTGGTCTTCACGAACGTTTGACCCTAGGAAACGTTGGTAAGAGAGGAGGTTCTCCTCTCGTACCCAACAGGGTTCTCTCTTCAATTGATAGACCTTACGATCTTCAATATGAAAGGGAAAATGGATACGTCTCCAAAAGGAAGCGTCATCCAAGATACCCTGTTTTTCGTACAAAGGGGTCAAACGATGACCATATCGTAGATTACTTGTAACAATGATGATCTGAGAAGAGAATAATTTTCCCTTTTCAGAAAGGTCAGCCATCGGGAGAACGTAAGGATTACAGGAAACCAAGGTTTGGAATTCCTTAATATCCTTTCCCTCGAGGGACTGACCCAAATCATCAAGGATAACAATGGGCTGGTTATCATATCCATCCCAATGTTCCACGTTACAAGTTCTCGAATAGGTCAAGTCTTGTCTTCTGACACCTGGAAAGAGAGGAGTAAGGATACCCAGAAGTTCTGGGATGATCGAACTCTTACCCTGACCAGGTTGACCAAACAAACCAATGACAAGGGGTTCGGCCCGATCGAATTTCCAACGATCGGTGCCAGAACCTACTCTGTCACTTGAGTTATTCAACCTATGATGAAAAACAAGGTCACCCTTGATCCCCCCTTTATTTCGGGGAAAGCCAAAGGAGGCCTTATTCGTCGGGTTGAAACCGTGTAATGGATTAAAGTATTTAACAACTTTCTTCCCAAACTCTCGTCCACATTCCCGCAGCTCCTCCAAGATTTCTTCAAGGAGTGGCTCGGGTGCTTTCGAAAGTTGATCACGGTGTTTGATCAGAGTGTCAAGGATGAACTCTTCAGGAAATTCCTTACAGAGAACCTTTGATTGGAGAAGAGAGAAAAAGAAATTAACACTTTCTTGTTCCTCTAAACTATCAAAAAAGGGTCTCAAAGGAAAGGGGATCATATTAAAGTGAATCCCTTCCGGAAGTTCATCTTGGCACAAAGCTTCAGAAACATGATAACATAAGGAGTTCTTGAGGCATTTTATAATCAACTTCTCATCTGAAATATCTAAAAATTTCATTTGAGAATAGATGTGGATAAAAAGAATCGTGAGAAGATTCTTACTCTTAAGACGAAAGGAATGACCCTTACATCTTTGAGAAAAGGAAACCTTCTCATATCCCTTCATCCGCATTGTGAGGTAAAATGCCCAAGCCATGCGTAGTGAATGGGACACTTTCCTATAATCTTCAAAGACCATAGGGAAAGTTCCATTGATTTTGTCGAGAGGAAGATTGTTGCTAATCATAAAACAGAGTGGGTCAAAATCTGACTTCTTCCGTAATGATTTATACAACGTCTTTACCTCCCTGCCTGCTTTCATTGCTCGCCTTCGAACAGCTCCACTGTCAAATAAGAGAGTGGTGCCATTCGGGAGATGTTTAGTCTCCAACGATTCATCTAAATGAATCAGCGACATGAGAACAGGGTCCAACTGGACTTCAGCTAGAAAATAAGCTCTTCGAAAGAAGAGCTCTTCGAAGCAAGTCCACTCATGCACGATACCTTCCAGACTGGATCGGTTAACCACCGACCCGCGGTTGCCATTCTTATTCGGGATGGCTTCCTGTATGGGGGTTTTCGTAACTAGAGATTTCAATCCTTAGGGCTAGTTGGGCCATAAAGACCTAGCTTTTGCCGAATGATTGTTCAATTGAATCCTAATTCAAGGTGTCCATACTTTGAGTTGGGGAGTCTCAAGTTCATTAGCATGAAATTCAACTGAAACTTCATCCGATTGGCACATGTGCCGACTTTCC